AAATGATTGAATTCATCTGTTGGGCTAAGGACCACAACATTGCTTGACTCACAACACGGAAAGAAGATCCCTTTGTCTCGTAAGCTCAAAGCCGTTATTGGATATTGGACTGATTATTTTTCAAATAGATATGAGGACAAGGTTTCGTTCATTATTTCTGGCGAGAAAGTTGTTATTAAGGATCGTGATGAACACTATTATACGATCCTCTATAAATGGCTCAGTTTCGATGTTCATTATATGTATATTTTCGAAACACTCGATCTACTAGAACAACTCTTGAAGGGAATGCATGACGATGTGGAAGAATCTTAATGGCGAGTGGATTTACATGGATATGGAGATGGGGGCTGACGAGTATGAACGACAATTGGCTGAACAACGTGCTATGCGGTACGCTGGCCGTCGTTGCAGTGATACTGGGGTTAGCTTGTCTAAGGGAGATGTTGCACTCGGTGTGTCTTTGGGGATTGTAGGTGCTAAGGCGGTTTCTAGGATTGGGGGTTGGTTGTTGTGGATAGCAGGGATTTTGATCGCCCTTATGGTTTTCATGTGAGGTACTATGACAGCGGGTTGCGCTATAGAGTACACAATGTTATTCCTTATAAAACTTCTTCACCAAATCATTTAGTTTATAAGGTTATGCGTTCAATGGACAAGGTGAATGTGTGGCTAACAAGTGAGGGGATTGTTGCACAATTAGACATTCCGGGCCATAGTAAATACATTCAATTCTCAACAGACAGTAGTGCGGTAGAAATTATTTGCACTATGCTCTCTCAGACAGGAAAGCTTGTTGTGGCAGATATAGATTCCCTTCAACCATCTTTGTTTTGACTATGCGCGTAGTTTACATAGATGGGCTTGGTAGAGTTTTATCGCTGTTCGATTTTTCCGGGCTCGGTTGCTGTAGTTGACACAGGAACGTTTGTTCGGTAAGTTTATCACCATGACGATCCAGTTACAGGAGCACATATAAAGCAGAGCAATTAACTAAAAGCAATAAAGTAAATATCATCAACATTGCGGCAATGTTCATGCCCTCACATTATTTAATGGTCAAACCAGCTGAAAGGAAATCATCATGACTGTTCTTTACACTTCTTTCTCCGACGACTTCAATGGCCTTAAGGCTTTCTTCAATGCTCAGGCTAACGCACTTCCTTTTAAGACTCTTCGGGGTAAGACAATTGAGATTCGGGATGTCGTTATTCTCGAGGAGGATATTGTTGATACGTCTTCTGGGGAGCTTGAGACGCGTAAGACTGTGATCCTTGTGGATAAGTCTGGTCAGGCTTATGGGACTACTTCGGTTACTGTTTCTTCTCAGGTTCAGCGTCTTATCGATGTTCTTGGGGATGTGCGTTCTTGGCCGGAGGCAGTGAAGGTGAAGGTCTCTACGGCTAAGTCTGGCAAGGATCGGGAGTATACGACGCTTGAGCTGGCGTAGCTGGTTATAATGACGGTGCCCCCTGCCCCTATAGGGGGCAGGGGGTATTGTTATGGTGAAGAGTCATTGGGGTAAGCATTATCGTGCTTTTAAGCGAGCTAGCAGGCATGTTAGGAATACAGCTAATACGATTAATGCGTTTCTGTCTGGTGGAAATTTGGGTTTGCCGGATACGCTGTCACAGGAGACAGCGTCGGTTAAGACCGAATCGATTAAGACTGTTAGGAATCGTGAGCATCGTAGCGAACTTGATATTGCGCGGGGTCTTTTGCAGGCCGAACGCGATCGTGCGATTCATAAGATGCATAGGATGGCAAAGTCGATTGATGGGGCGGATATTCGTGGGACGAAGTATGATCCCTTGGGTAAGTCAGCTGTTGGAAGAGTTACTCTTAAGAATGCAAGAAAAGAGCTTGAACGGCTTAACGAATTTAATAATAGCAGTAGTGTGTGGTATCATACTGACCGCAAAGGGAACATCATTTCTGATAAGGATGTTCGTAGATACCGTGATGCCGTTCGTAGATACAATGCTGATATTGATGCTTATGAACGCAGTGTGAGCGGCACAAAAATTCCTTTTCTTGGTGACGCTACTGTCGGTGATTGGATTAGGGATTTTCGTCCGAAGAAAACTTATTTGCATGGTGGTTCTAGTTATGCGCTTGAGAGAATGAATGAGAATAAGCGTACATCGTCTTTTGAATCTGCGGAGGCCATGCGAGCTAAGACAGAGAAGGTTTTGCATGGGCTTACCTCTAAGGGTAAGCAAGAAAAGTTGACGGCGGCGAAGCAGCAAATTGCAACAATGCTTGATGTTATTGGCGATCCTGAACTTTATGATGTTCTTACTGACATTCCTGATGATGTTTTATGGTTGATGTGGACTGTAAATGACCATTTCGCTAATCAGCTTTCTCTTATGTATGAGGCCGCCAAAGAGGGTTATTATGAGAGAAAGAATGCGGGCCAGGATTTGTGGTATGACGACGTTGAGAATGCTAATTCTGAGATTAAGTCTCTTTTGAGGGAAATCAAGTCGATTAAGATTAAGCCGGAGGATGATTTTAGTGGTTCGCCAATCAACAAGCGTAACCGCCGCCGCCGGGGTCGCAAGGGTTAGAAAGTCCCATAAGAAATTACCTAATTATGTTGCGGATTTTGAGACAACGACTGATGAAGATGATTGCAGGGTTTGGTCATGGGGCTTGATTCGTGTTGGGAAGTTGAGTGATTATGTTGACGGGGTTTCTCTTGAGGGATTTTTGGGTTGCGTGTCTCAACGCGCGTCTCATGTGTATTTTCATAATCTTGCTTTTGATGGTGTGTTTATTATCGACTGGCTTCTTAAGAATGGTTATGTTTGGGTAAAAGAAAATCCTGGTTTCAGGGAATTCACTTCTCTCATTTCTAGAATGGGGAAATTTTATTCTATATCGGTCGTTTTCAATACTGGCTACAGGGTGGAGTTTCGTGATTCTTATAAGAAATTGCCGATGTCGGTTGCGGCAACCGCGAAAGCCTTTAACTTGCATGATCAGAAACTCGAAATCGATTATAACAAGTCGCGACCTGTTGGATATATTCCTACTGAGCAAGAGAGGCGATACCAGAGAAATGACGTGGCGATTATTGCTCAGGCACTTGAAATTCAGTTTCAGGAGAAGATGACGAAGCTTACCGTTGGTGCCGATTCTCTGGCTACATACAAGCGGATGGTTGGCAAACAGTTTACTAGGCGTTTTCCGATCCTATCCCCTGAGATCGATAGTGAGGTTCGTAAAGCGTACCGCGGAGGCTTTACTTATGCTAATCCTAAGTTTTCTCGCAGGATTGTTGGACCTGGTTCCGTTTATGACGTTAATTCTTTATATCCTTCGGTTATGAGGCACTGTCTTTTACCATATGGCGAGCCTGTTTATCGTGAAGGGGCGCCTTCCGGTGATTATCCCCTCTATATTTCTTCTATTACTTTTACAGCAAAGTTGAAGAAAAACCACATTCCCTGCATTCAGATTAAAAAGAATCTTTCGTTTAATCCAACAGAATATATATCTGAGATCAAGGAGCCCACAACAGTTAACGCAACTAACGTAGATATTGAGTTATGGCAAAAACATTATGAAATAAATATTTTGTCTTGGAATGGCACATTTGAGTTTAGAGGGAGTCATGGTTTCTTTGATAAGTATGTTGATCACTTTATGGAAATTAAAAAGATATCTACGGGCGGACTCAGGCAAATCGCGAAACTCCATTTAAATAGTTTGTATGGGAAATTCGCAACTAATCCTGACATCACTGGCAAGCGCCCAATAATTAAAGATGATACGGTTTCATTGGTTTTAAATGAAACAGAAATGCGCGACCCTGTTTATACCCCCATGGGAGTTTTCATCACTGCTTACGCTCGCCAGAAAACGATTAGTGCAGCGCAAGATAATTTCGATAGTTTCGCTTACGCAGACACAGATTCACTCCACTTGGTGGGGGTAACAGAACCGCCTACCACACTTGACGTTGACTCTGTTGAACTTGGCGCCTGGAAACATGAGGGTAATTTCACTAAAGCTGTATATGTACGCGCAAAACAATATGCAGAAGAGATTGATGGTGTGCTAGACGTTCATATTGCAGGATTGCCGCGCAACATTGCTTCACAACTAACTTTGGACGACATGTTGCATGGTGGTCAATGGAATGGTAAACTTATACCCACGCGAGTTCCTGGGGGAGTAGTTCTCAGGGATACAACATTCACACTCAAGGTTTGAAAGGATAACACGTTATGCCACGTCCCATTAGCACTTACACGGTCGCCCGTTTTCGTATCCCGAAGTCTCTTCTAGAGGATATTGATAATGTTCGTTGGGAGCTTCGTAAGGAAAAGGACGAATTGGTTACCGAAGCGATTATTGAGTATATCGCCAACCATGCTCCCAAGCGGGCAAAGTGACTATTAACCCACCGGGGATTGTGAACCCGTGATAAGGCCCCTGGTGGAATGACCTCACAAGTTTTAATAGCGCTAGTTCGCATTGGGTGATAGAATAGGCCACACAGTATTGTGTGGCCTATTCACTTATTTGGAGGAGTAATGCCTGACGCTAAGGGCACAGGGAATGCTGCTGAGGATGCTAAGCGTTCTCGTGAACAGATTGAAAGGAATAAGAAAACCAAGACGCCTAAGAATCAGCTACCTGTAACTGGTGTTGATAATGATAAGCTCGCTGATCCTAAGTATCAGCAGGAGCGGGCTCAGGAGCTCAATCGCCGTCGGTCGCATATGACTGACGAACAGAAGAAGGAGGCTGGGGTTCCTAAGGTCGAGGTTTACGACCCGGGTGATTCTGACGGCGATAATAAGGCGGTTTCGCCATCGGATAGAAACCTTTACGGCGGCGATCCCAACCCCGAGAAGGACGAGGAGGATCCTTTTAAGGACACTAAGGCTGCGTGGAAGCATCTCACTGACGTTTTCGGGGAGAAAGTGTCTGCCCTTCAGAGTGAGCTTGAGGGGCGTATGGATTCTATGCTGACTCCTACGGAGCGTGAGGTAAATAATCCCTATGCAGGGGATGATGTGCCTGCGTCTAAGGAGATGACGCCGGGTGACGTTCATGAGGCCGTAAATTCGACTGCGAATGATGTGAAGTCAGTCGTGTCGGGTATTGGTGAAATCGGCGGTGCGGCGGCTGAGCTTGGAGGAGCTGCTGCTAAAGATGCTGGACGTGCTACAATTAAGGAAATGGGTGTTGATACGGATGCTGTGAGGCAAACGGCGAAGACTCTTTCAGGGCTTTCAGGTTTGTTTTCTTCTGGTGATTCTCCGGATTCCAAGGTTCCGGATGGTAATTGGCGACCCAAACACATTAGCGATCTGTTTAAGTAAGGAGATTTATTATGCCTCAGCTTCGCGATGATATTGATAATGTTGATATTTTGAATGCCGTTCGCGGCGATGCGCGTTATGATTATCAGAATATGGTTCCTGAAGCCACTAAGGGAAATATCAAGGACACCATCGCGGGAATTATGCGGGATGACATTACGCGCAATGAGTTTCTGCGTGGTCTTGTGAATCGTATTGGTTCTACGATTGTTCGCGATATCACGTGGAAGAACCCTCTGGCTGTTTTTAAGCAGGGAATGCTTAATTTTGGCGATACTATCGAAGAGGTGCATGTCGATCTGATTAAGCCCACGGTTTACAATGAGGATCGCGATTATCTTGAGTCCGATATTTTCGGTCAGGCTCGACCGCCCGTGTATTCTGCGTTCCACAAGATTAATCGTAAAGAGAAGTATAAAATCACAATTAATGAGAACGTTATTCGACGTGCTTTCCTTAGTGAGAACGGTCTGTCGGAGATGCTTTCTGCGATTATGTCGGTACCCGCCTCTTCTGATGAGTGGCATGAGTTCCTCACGATGTGCTCTCTTTTCCGTGAGTATGAGAACAAGTGGGGTTTCTTCCGTCAGCAGATTCCCGACATGAACGTGATGGTAGCGGATAAGAATTCTACGGATAGTGCTCTTAAGGCTCTGCGTATCATGGCCGACAAGCTGCGCTATCCTACTCCTGCATTCAACTACTACGGTGTGCACTCTTATGCGCGTCCCGAAGACTTGGTGATTATTGCAACACCTGAGTTCAAGGCGAACATCGATGTGACGTCCCTTGCAGCTGCTTTCAACCGTGTTGACGCTGATGCTCCGTCGCACATTATTACGGTGCCGAATGAGTCGCTTCAGCTTGCCGATACGTCTGCGATTCTTACGACGAAGGATTTCTTGCTTATTAAGGACGTCCTGCTTGAGAATCGGCATGTGAATAATCCCGAGGGTCTTTATGACAATTTCTTCCTTCACCATTGGTCTATTCTGAGTATGTCGGCTATGGTTCCGGCGGTTGCTTTTGGGACTAAGGCTACTTCTCCGATTGTGATTCCTGCGGAGGAGACGAATGCTGAAATTCAGGCGATTGTTCTGACGAATAAGGAGGGCCAGGCTCAGACGGTTATTAAGCCGGGGAGCGTGCTTCAGGCTAGTGTTACGTGGAAGACTCCTCCTGCTAATAAGGGCTATGCCTTTGATTGGTATCTTGTTAACGCTAAGCATAAGGGTACCCAGATTGATAACGACGGTTTGCTGACCATCGATATCGACGAGCCTGAAGCCTATCTTGAGGTTTGGGTTAGTGTTGATACCAAGGGGCCGGATGGCAATAAGCCGGTGAAGAAGAAGATTGACATTCAGATCAAGAAGTAGTAGATTGTAACTACAGGGATCAGATTGGGTAACCACCCCACCACTCTTGGGAGTGGTGGGGTGGTTAATTTAGTGATTGGTGTTTGTTTTGTCTCAGATTAACGAGCTGCCGGGTGAGACTTCGGCGGGTCTGTCTTTTGATTATTCGGTGTGGTCACCGGGTAGTGTTGTTCGTATGGTTAATGTTCCTTTCGATAATACGTATAGGGATATTATTGATTGGTCTGAGTATGGTAATCCGAAGAATTATGTGGAATCGTTTGATCACTCTCAGACGATTATGCTTGAGTCTATGACTTATCTTGCTCAAGGACGTCCAATTCGTATTCCCACCCCTTTTTCCCGGGCAGTGCAGTTCAATTATTTGATGGCAACTAATCCCGGTCGGCCTTCAAATGCTTTTAGTGCGGATTATCGTCCAACGGTTTTCTTCTACTTCATTACGGATGTGCAGTACATTAATCCCAGCACTACACAGCTTATTCTTCAGCTTGATGTGTGGACTACGTATTATAGTCGCATTAAGTTTGGCCGCGCTTATCTTGAGCGTGGCCATATGGGGATTGCTGCGCGTAATTCTTTTGAGGAATATGGGCGTAAATGGTTGCAGCAGCCTGAAGGGATTGATCTTGGGGGTCAGCATCTCGTAACCCGTGCGTATCGCAAGGTTTTGGGTGATATTGCGAATAAGAATTATGACGTTCTTGTTACGTCGACGATTAAGCTCGATGCTCCATATGGTGATAAGCAAAATCCTAGTGTGTCTATGGCTATTGGTTCTTCTCTTGAAGGATTGCCGAATGCTGTGGATATTTGGGCGACTACAGCGGATGGTTTTTTCGCGGGGATGGAGTATTTGTCGTCCTATCCTTGGATTTCACAGGGTATTGGGTCGGTTTACCTTGTGCCTAAAGGTATTTTTGGTGCTGAAAGCACTAGGTCGGTTGTTCTTGGTGGTGGTTCATGGCGTACACCTAAATCTATTAATAACAAGAAAACTTTTTACATGACTCACGAGAATTTCCGTGACGTGTGCATGCGCATGCTTTCTCCGGATTTCGCGGAACTTAAAAAGTTCATGACGTCCCCGTATTGCGTGTTGGAATTCACAACATACACAGGAAATCCTCTTGAAGTCTCACCCGAATCTATTGATTCTGAAAAGATTGGCGCAACAATGTGGGCACACATTGCGCCACCGAATCCTCAAATTCTTTTCTCAATCAATTGGCACAACCACCTCGAAGGCGCCGACGTTATTGATGTAGATCAATCAACGTGGAAGGGCATTAGCGGAGAGGAATTCGACGCGACCACGGGTTACCAAAGTTTGCCTACTTTTGCTGTTCTCAATAATTCTGCGCTCAACAACCTCGCCTCTAACGCCCACACGATCGCGCAGCAGTACAACGGTGCTCGATGGCAGCAGCGGCGCGCGCAGCGCGCGGCGACCGCGAGCCGGGACATTGCGAACGCGGGGATCGCGGCGACGCAGGCGGGGGCTGAGAACACGATGTGGGGCGCGTCGGCGAACGCGGACAGTCAGTCCCGCTACAACAACATGAGGGCCACGGTTCAGGCTGTGCAGGGTGGAATGACGGCGCTCGGTGGAATTGTGGGCTTGAATGGGCAGGCCGTCGGGGCTGGGCTCGGGCAGGCGGCGACGGCAGGTGTGAATGCGATGATCTCGAATTCGCAGGCCCAGTCTCAGGCACATATTCAGAATCAGTTGACGTCGGGTGCGTCGCAGATTTCGCAGACGCAGCAGAGGGCCGTGCGGGACACGAATTATGAACTCGCACAGTTCTCTGCTAACGGTGATTATGAGAACGCGGTGGCTAGTATTAACGCTCAGGTTCAGGATACGCAGGTCATCCCTCCGTCAGTGATTGGGCAGACTCAGGGCACTATTACTCCGATGGCGGCGTATGGTCTACATTTGGATTGCCGTGTACGGCAAGTGTCGCGTAACGCGATGACGCGCCTCGGCGAATATTGGTTGAGGTATGGATATGCAATGAATACCTGGGTGCGCATTTCTTATTTATCTCTCATGTCACATTTCACTTATTGGAAGCTCACAGAATGTTATCTCGAACGCGCGGACATGCCCGAAACGTTTAAGGGGACCATCCGGGGCATCTTTGAAAAAGGTGTGACGGTGTGGAAGTCGCCTGGTATGATTGGAACTGCAAATGTTCGTAAGAACCGTATTGACAGAGATAAGGAGGTGTGGCTAGGTGAGCAAGCGGGGTGACTTCGTCAAGCAAGAATTTTACGATAAACCCACGGCTGTTGTTGGTTCGGCGTCTGAGATTCGCCAGACACAGTTACAGAATATGTACTGGTCTCAGATGCGGGGCAAGTGTATGTCGCGTTTTACTTGGGAGGGATTGCCTAACGGCATTGATCCTAGGTTTATTGAATCTACGTTGTTGGATAATGGTTTCGCTATTTTCTACTACGACACATTCTTCGAAATGTTTATGTGTATGCCTGCCACGCAGACGGGTATGCTAGACATTCAAGATAACCCCATTTCTTTTAGGGTTACTCGCAATGGAGTTTATTCTCGAGAAGTAGGAATCGATGAATGTGTGGTGATTTGGGCTAATCAAACGCGTATTCCGGATTCACAGATTATTAAAGTGTATTCGGAGCGTCTAGCTATTGTAGATCGCACCATTGAAATCGACCTACTTAACGAACGCAATCCGATGATTGTTGCTTGCAGTAATGACCAGCGGAATACGATTGCTAACGTCATGAGTAAGATTTATGACGGGGAACCTGTTGTTTGGGGAACAGAGAATCTTGCAATGGAGAATCTCGCTCAAACTATTGGCGTTTTCCCGCTTAATCAAAATGCGGGCACGGGTGCCGTTTCCTCAATCAAGCACATGGAATCGAAAACTCGTATTTGGGGTGAGGCGCTTACAATGCTCGGTATCATGAATATTGATTCTGATAAACGTGAACGTATGGTAGTTGCGGAGGCGGGAGCCAATACCGGTCAAGTTTTAGCCTCTCGTGAGCAATTTATGAAGCCGCGTGAATTGGCGTGTGAACAGATTAACCGTATGTTCCCCGGACTCGAAGTGTCGTGCACATGGGCAATCGAGGACAATGCCAATCCTGACATGAATGATTACTTGGCGGCTAATAACCTTCTTCAGAACGGGGGTGGTGAGAGTGGCGACGCACACGATCAGGCTTAAAGACGTTGACCGTATTACTAAGGGTCATTGGGGATTGGACAGCTATCCAATCTTTAATGAGGACTATCGTAAAACTCTTAATGATCGTATCCGTCGTGAGTTCTGGCTCAATGAAATTGGGCATGAAACCATCGATATTTTCATTTGGCGGCTTAAGCTCAAGATGGACCTCATCATGCCCCGCTACAATCGAATGTATTTAGCTGAGCTAGAAAACGTTGATCCCCTTGATGGGGGCATCTCTGAAAACGACACTCGGCAGTGGGGAAACAGCAACGCACAGGGCAGCAATTCTCAGACCAGCGACGGAACGGGCTCTACCGGGTCCCGTGGCCGTACGGTAGCTTCAGATACACCTCAAACGAGACTTGAAGGAAATGCGGATTATGCGTCATCTATGAGCGATGCGACGAACGAAACGACAAATAAATCTAAGTCGTCTTCGGAGTCGGCTAGCAAAAATCATAATGAATATGACAATAACCAGAGTAGTCGCTCTAAGCAGCGCGGCAGTAAAGCCCAAATGATCGCGCAGTATCGTTCTACTTTGATTAATGTAGATAATTTCATTATTGAAGAACTTAGAGAACTTTTCCTCGGAGTGTGGGACATTGACCGCCCGTTAACTCACAGCCCTATTTACGGAGGATATTATGGCTGATATTAATGATATTATTGGTTCCATCGATCGTGCTCTTTGGCGTGTTCGCGACAGGTCCGTCAACAATATTACACCTTTCACCTATCGTGACGGTCTAACGTATCTTGAAGTGCTTGAGCGCATTCGCGGTGCCGTTGTAGAGTGTATTGAGTATGTGGGTAAGTTCGGTGAAGAGCAAGATAAAATCATCAAAGAGCTTAACACCAAGGTTTCTACTTTCATCACTGAGATGGAAAAGGTCCATGACGGGTGGAATAAGGATATTGAAGAGAAGCGCAAGAATGTTCTATCCACCATTGAGGAATTTAAGAGTAGGTTAATTGCTGTAGCACTGACGCCCGCTAAATCTAACCGATATAACCTGAATAATGCGTTTTTGCAAACAACCATGCAGGATGGTTCCACGCATTATATGGCTACTGTTAAATTAACAGAAAAGATGGAGGAGCGGCTTGATGCCGTCAATTCATCTCTAACTAATTCCTTAAACACTGGTCTTAATGATAGATATACTAAGTCTGAATCGGATAATCGTTTTGTACAAAAAGAAATCAAACACGGAATTATTATCGGTAACTCCAACGCTACGTACCCATGGTTCAATCGAGTCTTAACGGAACAGGGATACATCCCTCACAATCACGCTATTGGCGGTGCCGCTTTCTATAAAGGTTGGACGGGGGCATACATCAACCAGCTGAACACTGCTAAGAATCAAGCGATTCAGAATGGGTATATGGATAAAATTAAATGTGTATCTTTCGTATGCATGCTCAATGACATCCGGTTGGGTCAGTCTATTAGTGAGACTGCAGCAGAATGTGCAGCTTTCGTAAAAGCTAATTGGCCTAACGCTAAAGTGATTTGCATTCCCGTTATTCTTAACAGGTCTTCCTTGAATATTTCAAGGGAAACGGGCAGATCAGTCGTTATGCGGACCAATGAATTCGCTGAAGCTTTCGCTGACCTGAAACCCCTTATTTGCAATGGTTCAAAGTCCTGGTTCTGGGAGTCGGGAGACGCAGGACATAATTGGATTAAGGGCAATGATGAAGTTCATCTCACCGATGAAGGTTATGAGCGCGCTGCCAATTATGCTATTTCATGGCTCAATGGCGGTGATGGTTGGCGTAATCTTGGTTGGACGAATCTAGAGAAATTTGGTGAGGATGCCAATCCTCCGATTAAGTCTAGTATGAAAAATCTTTGGATTAAACGGGAATTCGATAAAGTCACAATCTCAGGAAACTTTGCTGTAAAGGCAGAAACCCCTATTGACACGAATCTGTGGTGGATTCCTAGCTGGGCAAGACCGGCAGGAGAAGTCCTCTTTGATGGATTTAGCGGCTTTCGCGAGTCAGCATTTTTCCGTGTAACGACTTCAGGTGTTTTCAGTAACGTCACTAAGTGTGTTCCTAACACGAGCTATTTCATCGAGGTAACATATTCCGTGTGGTGAGACAATTGGTCCTCCTGCTACAATAGTGGCAGGAGGACCAATTTATGGCTTGGGATACTAAAAACAAAAGAATTGCTATTAAAGTGATCGGCACAGTTGAGTCGTCACTCAAATACGATGCGATTAACTACAACGACCCAATTACCGTCGGAATCGCACAGTGGTTCGGCTCACGAGCCATTAACCTGCTAGACACAATGTTCCGCGTGCACCCTGCTGATGCACAACCTCACGCTAATGGAAGACTACGCCAGCAAATACGTCAATGGGGAAAAGACTCCCCCAACTGGTCAACCTTCTACCTCGGACGCGACGAAGGTGACGGATGGATTAAACCCCTTCTCGCTAAAGCTGCTGCACTGCAGGATAAACAGCTAGTGGCTGACCTCGAAGGCTATACGGCGACCGCTAAACAGTATGGTCTTGACCATGAGTCCAACACTGAAGCATTCATCATGTGGGCCTGTGCCTACCATCAAAGCCCTCGCGAAGCGCTGCGCATTCTTAACCGTAGCGGCGGCGCACTTACCTTGGACCAAATGTATAACGCCATTATGGCCAATGGTGTACTGGGCCGCTACCGCAACCGGTACAACCAAGCACTCTCAATCATCAAATCTGGCGACACGTCCGGCGTCGGATCAACCGCATTCGACTCCACCGTCACACCCGGAAATGGCGGCGTCATCACCCAATACGGTAAACAGAACATTGACATCCCCGAAGTCGGAATGATACTTACCATTGACGACTCAGGCATGCCCGTCATCCGCACAAACGAAGCTAACGTCTTCATGTACTCCACAGGGGGATACAACACATGGCAGGGACGGCTCCCCAAGCGCTCCGTCCAAATGGACGTCCAAAATCAAACATTCATCACTAACCCCGGCGGGGGCGGCACCCCCGGCGGGGGTGACGGCTCCGCAGGGGCTAAGGCAGTTGAATGGATGCGCAGCAGGATCATGAAATTCAGCTATCTGCAAGCTCCTGGCAGGCTTGATCCCGATCGATCTGGATTCAGCGATTGCAGTGGCACCATCTGGCGTGCCTACAAAGACACGTCAGGCCTGGAAGTGGGTACATGGACCGGAGACCAGTACTTCCGCGGGAAAGCTGTTATTGAGCGTGGTAGAGGCAACATGTCGGATGCGCAGAAAGCTCTTTGCAAACCCGGGGACATTATTGTTATGTCGTGGGGCGGTGGTTACCCGCACACTGACCATGTTGAAATGTTTGTTGATTCTGGTCATACTATTGGGCATGGTGGTCCAGGTAATGGGCCGCATATTAATCCTATTAATATGCTCGGCAAGGCAGTGTGGTGGACGGTTAGACGACATGGGTAAAAAGAAATTCAGCTACTACAGCTTCTCAAATGTACTCTCATATGGGGGTGTGTTCAACATGGTTATGGGCGCCCGCGGTTTAGGTAAAACCTATGGCGCCAAGAAAATCGTCATCAAAAACGCCATCAACAAGGGGCAACAGTTTATATACCTACGCCGATACAAAACTGAGCTCAAAGGTCGTGCGTCATTCTTCGCTGACATTGCTGACGAATTCCCCAACGAAGAATTCAGGGTAGAAGGACAGTTTGCGCAGCGCAAGGTAGGGAAGCGATGGGAAACCATTGGCTACTTCATCCCCCTCTCCACTGCCCAGGCTAACAAGTCGATTGCGTACCCCCAGGTGTATACCATTATTTTTGATGAGTTCATCATCGATAAAGGATCACTACGCTATCTCCCAGATGAAGCAAAGGTCTTCATGGATTTCTACTCCACAGTAGACCGGTATCAAGACCGCGTCCGCTGCCTCATGCTCTCAAACGCAGTCAGCATTATGAACCCCTACTTCATCCGATTCCACATCGAACCAAAACAAGGCGTTTCACGACACGCCGACGGGTTCATCGTCACCGACTTCGTAGACAGCAAACAATTCCAGTCCGAAGTCGCGCACACACGCTTCGGAAGCTTTATCGTCAATTACGCCGAAGACTATGCTGACTACGCAATCAGCAACGAATTCGCCGACAACTACGACGACTACGTCATGAAAAAGACCGGCAAAGCAAAATACATGTTCTCCCTACGCACAGAGCTAGGAAACGTCTCCATATGGATCGACGGCGGCACCTGGTTCGCTCAGAAAAGACAGCCTAAAGGGCCTTTGGTACAATGGGCGTATAAAGTCAAAGACCTACGAGAAGGTGAAAGGCTGCTTTTATATGGAGACAAAGTGTTGACTATCATGCGTACTACATACCGAAAAGGACGTCTATTCAGTGATAGCCCTGAAACGCGAAATATGTTCGCAGAAATTTTCGTGCGATGATTAATATCCCTATTCAAACTATTGATGTTGCTGTAGTTCTTGGTGTGACTACTCTAATTGCAATTATCGGGCGTACTGTGATGCGCGTCACTCGTTTTCTAGACCACCTAAATGCTATGCTATTAGTATGGGAGGGGACCGACTCTAAACCAGGCGTCCTAGCCCGGCTGGACGACATAGAAGACAAAATCGCCGATATCCAATATCACGTAAAACCCAACCACGGGAACTCTTCTATAGATGCCCAAAACCGACAACTAGCAGAAATCATCGGCTACCTAAGGAGCAAACAAAATGGGTGAACACGAAACCCCACAACCCCCAACATTCATGGGAACACCCCAATTCCGACTCTGGCTCTACAGAATCTTCCTCGCCATCAGCTTCGCACTCGGAGTATTCGGCACCCTAGACGGAAACAAAATCGCGGCACTCAACTTCATCGTAAGCGCCGTACTCGGAGTAGCAGCAGGAAACGTACCCCGTCAGGAGAAATAATGACGCGCCTAGACGACTTTCTATGGTGGTGCAATTTCTACTGCAACGGAATAGACGTACTATACTCCCAAGAACTGCGCCAAGAAGGATTCAACAACCCCGGGTCCCCCACCTACATGGACTGCAGCTCCATGACAATCATCGCCGCACAACAAGCCGGATACCCCACCGGCGGCGCCTGGTACACCGGCGACATGGTCCCAGCCTTCATCAACGCAGGCTGGGAATGCTACGACTACTCATGGGACATGCTACAACCCGGCGACGTCGTCATCAGGCCCGCCAACGCGTGGCGCGGAGGACACGTCGTCGTCATCGGCTACGAAGGTACCTGCTACGAAGCATACTCAGACGACGTCCCCATCGACGAGCAAGTTCGACAGACATCAATCTACGAATTCGGAGCCGACTACATCCTTCGCCCCCCGGCTGACAATTATATTCAGGCGCCTGAACCAAAACCTGAACCTGAACCTGAACCAACCGCCATCACATCACTTAATGAAGGACCCCTTATGTTTGTTCGAGTAAACTTTGGTGACTCCTATGGGTACGCACTCATCCCCTACGGCCTCGGAGCATCCGGCATCACCCAAGACCAAGCCGACCGCTACTACCGCGCAGGACTCCGACCCGTAGAAATCTCCGGCGACGACTTCACCATACTCGTCCAGGAATCATGGCAGCACTTCGCAGCCTGCTTCGGAGGACTCGCCACCAAAACCGACATCACCACCCAGACCAACACAGTCATCGCGGCCGTCCGAGAAAACGCCACCAAGATTGACTAACCACAACAAAGAAATAGCCCCAGCCACATTTGTAGCTGGGGCTATTTGTGTTGCTATAGTACGTCGTCAAGATTTGTACTCCGCATTGTCGTTGATCGTATCATAATCCAATCATACTCGTGTCTAGTTAAAGTGTACGTCACACCCGCAAACTTAAAATCAACAACACCCTTAGTCTTCATATCAACATCAGATGATCTCGTGAGATATCGTGTAATCTTAGCCGCCGAAATAGGAGAACAATTAAAATGTTCTGCTACGTCATTAATTAAAATAACCATATATGGTGATCCTCAGTAATTATACTTAAAACGGTTCAGGGCGATCAGTCCCTCGCTTAGGACGGCCATTAGCATGTCTTCGACAGATTCGCAATTAACAATAGTGCCCGAAGACTGTAGATGGTAAGGCCACCATTCATATGAATATTCGTTAATCAAACGAAATGCGATATTACCACAATAAAGAATATTGGAACCGCCGCCTTCCCCACAAGTATATTCTTCTTTCATGCCGTAACTACGAAGAATACGCTTTACTTCAATCAGGCTGATCATTTCCATATCTCCTTTGATCTTCAATCCAGTCAATCAATTCCGATTGACTGTAAAATCTATAAAGGTGGGATATATAGTACACTTCCCATGATTTATTCGATATGCGGTTTACATTAACGAAATGGCCATGCATATTAAACCACAAACTATCGAGCGTAACACCAAAGCGTATACCCGACTTGAAAAAGTAATCAACCAACCTTTGAGAATAGGGCTTCAAGATCATGCTGCATCACCCACCAAAAAGTACACCTAGTTCGTCTAACAGATACTCTAAAGTTCCTCGAGTAATACGAATATGTGGCGTCTCGGTTTTAATGACATATTCTTGATTGATGGTGTCATAATACCAAGTGCAATAATGCGTATTCTTCATGACAGTAATAAAATGTTCGTTCAAACAAACCCTAGCAAACGTCCCGCGAAGCTTCTCTGCAGCTTCCGGAGGAAATGGAGCTGGAAAATCATTGCAATCCAAAAAGAACTTATCACGCAAAATGCCATCAACCATCTTCACTAGCACGAATCCAACCTTTCGATGACCTCATACTGAGACCCGAAAACTGTCGTCGAAGATTCTTTCTTGCATCTCCACAACAAACTTATCGCCAAATTTACTAAATGAAAATCCCATCGAATTAATGTAATCCGTAATCTGTCTTGTCATAGGATTCATTG